GAGATCATCGTGCAGGACGGGAGTCGCGGCGGCGTCGTAATGCTCGCGTCCACATTGACCGTCCAGACTTCGGCATTTCCTACGGTGAAGATTGGCGATCCCATCGTGATTGGGAGCACCAATTTCACTGTGCGCGAGCGGCTGCGCGAAGGAGATGGAGGTCTCACGAAATTGCTATTGGGAGGCGGTCCAGTCGTTCCCCAGGGCGGCGGTGGGCCAAACAACGTCATCGATGGCGGGACTTTCTAGATGTCATACATCATTCAGCTTCGCAGAGGACTGAAGGCGAATCTTCCGGCGAGCGCGCCGGCAGGCGAGGCATTTCTTACCACAGACACTCACGAATTGTTCGTTGGCACCGACACGGGAATGGTGGAGATCGTCAGCGCTGCAGGTAGTGGCAATGCGACTTCTATCGCCGGCACACCGGTCCTGGCACAGGCTCCATCCAACGGAGAAATCTTAATTTTCGATGGTCCGTCGGGAAAGTACGTCCCTGGTGATCCGATTGTCAGTGGACCGGATGCTCCCGGAACTCCGCCGACGCGTCCTCCCGTTCAGGCCGGCGTGTTCGATGGCACGAACGTCCAGCGGCTAAAGGGCGACGCGCAGGGAAATGCCAACGTCAACGTTCAGAACTTCCCGGCGACGCAACCGGTCAGTGCGGCGTCTTTGCCACTCCCAGCGGGAGCCTCGACGGAAGCAACGCTCGCGGCGATTAAAGCGAAGACCGACAACCTGGACGTCGCGCTCTCGACGCGGACCAAGCCTAGTGACACGCAGCCGATCAGCGCGACGGCTCTTCCACTTCCGGCCGGCGCGGCGACAGAGGCGAGTCTCGGAACAGATGGAGCGGCTCCTCCGTCGATTCCCGGCACAGGAATTCGCGGATGGCTTCGTTCGATCTACGACGCGCTGAAGGCGACGCTGACGGTTAGCGTCTCGAATTTCCCCGCGACGCAGCCGGTGAGCGCGGCGGCTCTTCCTCTGCCGGCCGGCGCGGCGACAGAGGCTAGTCTCGGGACAGATGGAGCAGCTCCTCCGTCGATTCCCGGCACAGGGATTCGCGGATGGCTGCGTTCGATCTACGACACGCTTAAGGCCACGCTGACCGTCAGCGTCTCGAACTTTCCCGCCACGCAGCCGGTGAGCGGCACGGTCACTGCGAATGCCGGGACGAATCTGAACACGTCGGCTCTTGCCGTTGAAACGGGAGGGAATCTCGCCGCGGCTAAAGCGGACCTGGACGCGATGGCGAGCGCGATCTCTGGAGGAGTGTCGCAGGACAACATCAAGAATTGGGGAGGAACGGCGGTATCGGCTCCGCCGGGGTCCGGTGTTCCGCCTGCCGGCACCGAAGTTTCCCCTGTGGTCAAGCCGATTCAGAGGAAGAGTCAGGATTTATTTTCGACCGCGAACATTCTGGCGAGCGCGACGTATGCCTCGGCATGGTTCGACTCTCAGCAAACAGGGGCGTCTCAGGCCGTTCTGAGTGTTTTGATTCCGAGCAGCGGATTTGGTTCAAACGCGCTCAAGTTCGACACCACAGACGACCCTACACAAGCCAATTTCGTATCGCAACTCTTCACTCCGCAAATAAACATCTACAACTCTTTCTGGGTTCCTATCCAAGGCCGTTTTTGGAGGGTCCGTTTCCAAAACGGCGCGACCCAGCAAACCGGTCCTATTATCGCGGTTACCACCCAAGCATTTCCAAAGACATTGAATCCGTCGATGGGCGCAAACCTGAACGACGGGCTTCTCCAAGTTCTACAAAGCGGTTCTCTTACCGACACTCTGAACGCTGGCGCCTGGTCGAACGCAAACTTTGGCGCGGGAGCCGCCGCAGCATCCGCTCAATATGTGAGTACTAGTGGTCCGCAGGCCGGAGCCAACTGGGCAGCTATTCGCACCCCGGTCGTATTCAAGCCTATTGCAGCTGTCGCTGTCACCGCTGGAACTCCAGTCGCGGTCTGGACACCGGCGGCCGGCAAAAAATTCCGCGTCATGGGTTACGCACTGAGCCTTTCCGTCGCGGGTTCGGTGATCCTGAAGGACGCCACGACGGAGATATTGCGGACTCCGCTGATGGCCGCAGGTATCGGTCAACCAGCCCCTAGGATGGGTAACGGAATTCTCTCGGCCACCGCGAACAATGTGCTGAACGCGGATGTGAGCGCGACGGGTTCGATTAGCGGGTTTGTTTTCGGGACGGAGGAGTAAGGCGTGGCACACGCATACGTGGTGACGAGCGCGACGTACATTCCGGGATCGGCCGCAGATCCGCAGGTGACGATTGTGGGATCGGTCGACGGCATTCCGGTGACCGTTCAGCTCTGGCTGAGTGCCGTCCTTGCGGCTAATACCGCGGGAGGCTTGACGGCCGTTAAGAATTTAGTTGCTCCGCTGATGCTGGCGCAGGCGCAGATCAACGCTCCGCCGGCGCCAGCGCAGCCAGCTCAACTACCGACCGGAAGCTGGTCGCAGTAGAGAAAGGAACGCTTCATTGTCTTCGATTCGCGAGCAGATCGTTGTCGCACTCGTGGCGGCTCTAGGTGGCGGAGGGACCGGCAGTCCTGCTGGACTGACAGTTCATCGCGAGAGGACCCGCCCCATCGAGGCCGACTCGCTGCCTGCGATCATGCTCTACGCGGACGACGATGTTCCAAAAACTCTCGGCCAGCAGGTCTATGCCTCCCCTCTCACGGAGAGACATCTCACGCTGGCGCTCGAGTGCAGGGCGCAGGGAACAAATAGCGTCTCACCGGATGAGGCGCTGGACCCCGTGCTCGTATGGGCAGCACAGACTGTGCTGGCGAATGAACGCTTCGGCGGTCTCGCCAGTGGAGTGGAAGAAGGCAGGACGGTGTGGAACTCCCGCGAGGGAGATGTTCCGGTCGCATCGGCAAAGCTGAGTTTCACCATCAGGTACCGGACGAGCAGACTCGATCCGACTTCAAAGTCTTAGGAGGACAGAATGCCAGGAATCAAGTATCCCGTCCCGCATGTCCCCATGCTCGGAAAGGGTTCGATCCTGTTCGATATTTTCGACCCGGTCACCGGACTCCCCACGGGCCTGCAGCATCTCGGGAACTGCACAAAGTTTGAGCTCGACATGAAGGACGACATCAAGGAGCTCTACCAGTCGCTGAATAAAAACGTGACGCTCATCGCGACCGCGGTGGCAAAGCGCCAGCCGAAAGTCGCCTTGACCGGGACGGATTTTTCTTCGAACCACATGGCCATCAGTGCGATGGCCGCGGCGAAGACGACGCTCGCCGTCGCTGTGGCTACGGTGACAGGGGAAACGCTCATCAGCGTCGCGCAAGTGCCAAATTGCAAGGGCCGATACTTCCGCACGCTCACGCCGAACTACGACCCCACGGGAGTGGCTCCGGCGCTCACACAGAACTCCGTCGCGCTCGTGGCGGGGACCGACTACGTCCTGGCGGATCCGGTGACGGGACTGATTTACATCCCGCTGACTTCCACGATCACCGGAGCGTTCCCGGTCCTGATCACCTACCACACGCTGCTCGGGAACTTCGATCAGGTCGCCGGCGCAACTGTACCGCACCAGCAGGGTCATTTGGTTTTCGTCCCCGACCCAGTGGACGGTCAGAAAATCGGCGTCGATATCTGGCGCGTGAACCTCAACCCCAACGGCCAGGTCGGTCTCATCGCCGACGATTATGGGAACTGGACGCTCGATGGCCAGATCCTCGACGACACGGCGAACCATCCGTTGGCTCCGTTCTTTCAATACACCTTCTACTGAGACGGGAGAGGGACGCTGGCGCAGATGTTCCGGCGTGGCGTCTTAGTAGAACAAGGGGGAGTCCGGGAAGGGGGCTCCCCCAAAGTTTCAGAAGTTAGCGGGCGGCGATCCCGTCCCGGAGGAATGAATGAACGACGAAAGCATCATCAAGCTCGACGGTCGGCACTTCGCAGGCATCTCGCAAGCTCTCACCGCAAACCAGGACGATTACATCCTCGCGCATCTCCGGCTCTCCGGCGCCATCGAGGTCCTCAGCGATCTCGACGGCAAAAAGCGAACGAACGAGCAGAGAGCGGAGGACTTGCTCACGCAGATTCTTCTCTCAGGCCACACGCACCACATTCTCGCCGGGTGTCTGACCGAAGCCGGCAAGACGTGGAGCCGTGCGGAGGCGGATGCGAACGCGGCGAGGTTCGCCGGGATAACCGACATTGAGGAAAAAACCGCCATGCGGACTTCGATTGTCAGGTTCGTGATCGGTTTTTTTTCGTTAGGGGAACCATCGTCGGAGACTTCCCGGAAATCTTCGAGCCGGAGCGCAAAGGTCCCCCGTACAAAGAACGCGGCTCCGTCGACCTCGGGGACTTCGCACCATTGATTCGCGAGGTCGCTCGCTACGACCTTGAGAGGATTCGTGGAGTGATGGACTGGCCGCTGCGGGAGACGTTTCTCGCATACATCGAGTGCATGAAAGTGGCCGCGCGAAGGAACTACGAGATTGAAGTTCTGGTGTGGAGCGCTCTCGCTCCGCACCAACGCACGAAGAAGGACCCACCGGCGATCCCGAGGGTTCTGAGGAGTTAAACGATGGGTGACGCTCCCGAGATCAAAGTAAAGCTGACCGCCGAGGACACGGGTGTCTCTGCGGCGATCAAGGAACTGTCCGCCCAACTGAAGAACCTCAAAAAGCAGCAGGATGAGACCGCCGCGTCGGGCCTCTCGCTCGCGACCGCGTTTAAGGGAATCGTCGCCGCTATAGGCGTGGAAAAGCTCGTCGCGTTCGGTAAGGAGGCATTCGACTCGGCCATCAGCATTGGGAAGATGGCGGACAAGACCGGTCTAACGACGCAAACCCTCAGCGTATTTCACAAGGTTGCCGGCGACGTCGGTGCGTCCACGGAGGCAGTGGATAAAGGCCTCATCAAAGCGGCGAAATCCATCACTGAATTCGAGCAGGGGAGCACGAAAGCGGCGAAGGGTTTCCAGATCCTGAACCTCACGCAGAAAGATTTCGCCGGTCTAAAGCCAGACGAGAAAATCGTGCTGGTGACGGACCGGCTCGGCAAGATGCAGTCCGGGTTCGCAAAGACGACGGCAACGCAGCTCATCTTCGCGAAGGGCGGCGCCGAGATGATCCCCGTGCTGAACTCGCTCGCGGCTCAGGGATTCGACAAGGCGACCGAGGCGACTTCGAAGCTCGGACTTCTGTTGGATCAGACGTCGACCGATACATTCCGCGCAGCCAAAGCCTCGATGCAAGAACTCGAGGATGCCGGAAAGGGCATGGCGACGCAGTTCGAGGCCGGTCTGCTTCCAGCGATCTCCGATGTGGGCGAAGCACTCCTGGACTCATTCGACGTTGGAGGAAAAAACGGAGATGGCCTGCGGGAGATAGGAAAAGTAGCAGGGAATGTGGTGCGCGGCATCGCGACGGGGTTCATCTGGATGGGAACGGTCATCGGGGCCGAAATCGCGGAGACCGAAGCATTGTTCAGCGAACAATTTGGTGAAATCAAAACCAAAGGGATCAGCGTCTACGAAGCACTGTCTCTCGCGGCGAAGGGGCATTTCTCGGAAGCCAAAGCGGCATACGACGCCGGCTCGCGCGCTATCCAGAGCGCGGAAAACGAACTCGCCAAGAAAAAACAAGCGATCTGGGATGACGCGGCCATCCACATCAGGAAGTCGCTCGAGGACCTCTTCCCGTCCGATGCAGAGGAGAAGCGACGAGCAAAAGAGAGGGCTTCTCGACTCCGGCCGGACAAGACAGATGACCGCCAGGGACCGGTTACCGCAGCGCCGACTGACGCCGCCGCGCGTGCGGCGCTCGCTCTGCTCGAGAAGCAACTGCAGGACGAGCTCGCAATCCATCGGGCATATGCGAAACAAACCGAGCAGGTCGATGCGGAAATGTTCGCTAAGGGCGAGATCTCGCTCAGAGAATATTTCGACCGTCGCCGCATAGCGGTCCAGGCTGATGCCACGGAGGAGGTCGAGATTCTCCGGCACGGCGTGGAAGCTGCCAATGCCGAAGCGCAGAAGGCCGCTGTTGCGAAATCGAAGGCGGCGACGCCGAAGGATGCGGATAAGCAGGAGGCGGCTCGCCTCACGGCGCTGAAGCAGGTCGAGGAACTCCAGACGAAAATCCGGGAGATCCAGATCAACACCGCCACGAAGGTTCAGGCGATCGACACCGAGGAGTTCAGGAAGACCGAGGAGCACCAGCAGAAGGTGCTCGCATTCCAGAAGGAGGTCGCGGCTCTGCAGGGCAATCAGGAAGCGGAGACAAAGGCCGAAATCGCGCAGGAGGCTGAAAAGCTGCGCCGCGACCAGGTCGCGAGCGAGCAGGAAATTGCTCACTTCGCCGAACTGAAAACCGCGCAGGCCGAGTTCAAAGACGCCGAACAGAAGCTCCGGCAGGATCGGCAGGCTTACGAAATCGAAGTGCAGCGCATCGAGCTCGAGGCCAAAACACGCAAGATCAGCCAAATCGAGGCCGAACGACAATTGAATGATCTCATCGCCGCTCGCCTGCCCTTGCTCCGCGCGGACGCCGCCTCAGAAGTCGCCGCCGCGAATAAGACGGGGAATCAGGACAACCAAGCCGCAGCGCAGAACGCAGCGGCCGGCGTGGAAAATCTGAGGTTAAAGACCGTCTCGCTCGGCGACACTCTTCGGGGTTCGATCTCATCCGACTTCGGAAACTTCTTCCTGAATCTCGGGCGGAGCACAGCGTCCGCCGCTGACCAGTTCCGCCAGCTCGCCGCCAGCGTAGTTCAGTCCCTCGAGCAGATCATCGTGAAGCTGCTCCTGGTGAAGATATTCGGCGGAGCCACGGGCGGAGCGGGAGGCGGAGGGATTCTCGGAGGCCTATTCGGAGGCGGACACTTCGCCGAGGGCGGTCTCATCAAGGGTCCCGGTGGTCCGAAGTCCGACTCCATCCCGGCGCGCGTTTCTCCCGGCGAATACATCGTGAAGGCCGACGCGGTTTCCGCGGTCGGCGTCCAGAACCTCGAGGCGATCAATCGCGGTCTCAAGATTCCTTCGCTCGAGCGGCTCGCTCTTCCAAAGTTCGCCGAGGGCGGTCTCGTGGGGAACGCCGGCGACGGTGGATCCTCGAACATCAATCTCGGGATCGGCCTGGACGAGGGGCTGATTTTGAAGCACCTCAGTTCGAAGGCCGCGGGGAACATCGTCCTGCAGCACCTCTCGAACAATCCCAAAGCAGCGCAAAAAGCGCTCTCGAGGAGCGACTAGATGAGCGTTCAAATTGGAAGCGCTACCGACTTCGCCAATCTGCTGAATCTCCTCGACACGTTTCTGACGTCCACGGGGATGGCTCTGACGCCATCGTTCGTCGGAGTGGGCAACGGCACGATTGACGCGCATGGCGGCTCTGCAGGCGTCGCGGAGATCATCACCGTGACGTTCACGAGTCCGACGGCGTTTAGTGTGTCTGGGAGCGTCTCCGGCGCGCTAGGAACGGGCACAGTGGGGACGCTCTTCACTTCCACGAAGGCGAATCTCACGATCACGGCGGGCGCGACGGCGTTCGCCGCGGCCGACGCATTCACATTCTCCGTCTGTCCCCCATGGACTTCGCTCCGGCGCGTCGCCGGCTCGGAGATGATCTGGCAGGCTCCGGGAAACGGCGGACTGAATCAGATCATCATGGGGGCGAAGACTTTCTCGGATGTCCCGACCGATTACTTCAACTGGCGGCTCGGGGGATTCAGTGCATTCAATGCCGGCCAGCCTTTCAACATGCAGAGCGGCTACGTCGGCGGCGCTGCACAGGCTCAATCATCCCCGGTATTCACGCTGTGGAACTCGACGATTCCGTATTGGTTCATCGCGAACGGCCGACGCGTGATCATCATCGCGAAGATCTCGACGGTGTATGTCGCCGCCTACCTCGGACTCATGTCCCCCTACATGTCTCCAGGCGCATTCCCTTACCCGCTCATCGTGGGGGGGAATCTTGCGTTCAATACCGAGCCCGCGACGACCAGCCCAACGTGGCGCTGGAGCTATACCGGCGTCGAGATGAGGAACTTCGCAATTCCGTTCGCGGCCGCGATGTCCGGCGCCGACTTCCAGAGCTCGCTCAGGCTCCGGCTCACCTCCGGGTCCTGGCGCGGCTTCGACCTCTCGAATACCGAGGCTACTTCCGGGCAAGTGTGGCCGAACGCATACGTCGATACGGGCGCGAGCTATGATTGGCGTCCAAATCTCGATGGCAGCTACCCGCTTCTCCCCGTCGTTTTGTTTGACCCGACGCCAAACATTTTCGGCGAACTCGACGGCGTTTACTCGACTTCTGGATTCTCGCAAGGGGCCGAAAACACGATCACTGTCGGAGGCATCCAGCATCTCGTGGTGCAGAACGTCTTCCGAAACACAAAGGCCGATTTTTTCGCCGTGCGGTTGAGTTGAGGGGGAAGCATGAGCTATCAGACGGGTACGCCGACTTCGCCGGTCAATCTACTGCAGACGCTCGTGACCTGGCTCGTGAGCATCGGCTGGACACAGGACCGCAGCGCGGTGGAGGGCGCCGGCTGGACCGCGACGCTCCATCGCAATGGGAACTACGTCAATTTGCGCGCGACGGTTAATGAGGCCAACCTCCCCTGGGCGACGAATTTCGGCAACGCGCATTACGGTCTCCACATGTATCTGGGCACCGGATTCAACGGGGCGAACCTGTTCAACAATCAGCCAGGCGGACCTGTCGCCAGCGGAACGTCACAGAGCATAGGCGTTGGAATGCTGCTCGCGGTTGGTCCTTTCTCGAACTACTATTTTTTCGCGGACGCAACTGCGGACAACATCGTGATGGTAGTGGAGAAGACGCCTGGTCTCTACCTCCACATGGGATGGGGTCTTTCGCTTCAGAAGGCCGGGAGCTATACCGGCGGCGCCTACTTTTTCGGCTCTTCCTCCGGCTATAACGCCAGCTTCGCGAACCCAGTGGCAAATGTGCCGGGGTTTACGGCGACATCGGATTGTCCGTTTGCCAACAAGGATCAAGAGGCCGGTGGGTGTGCATTCGTTCGCGCGGACGTCGACTCGTGGATCGGGAAGTGGATCGGCATCTTCAACGGGGCGACCGGCTTCCTAGGATTTACAGGGAAGATCGGGGACACGTCGATGCGTGGCGCCGGCTTACCGATGAGCACCAATTTCCCCGTCTACGCTAACGGGGCAGGCGCCACACAGTTTCAGAGCGAGCAGACGAGTCAACAGGACGGCCGCGCGAATCTGCTCCCGCTCATTTTGTGGGTGAATCGCGACGGCACCACCACCGGCTTCTCGATGCTCGGGACGCCGCCCAATATTTTCTTTACGAACGGAGTCGGCCACGGATTCTCGAACGTCGACGAATATTTGCTCGGCGGGACGACGTACAAGATGTTCCCGAATTTTGCAGTCATAAAGCAGTAGGAGAGCAATGACGAATTTCGCGGGACAACTTCAGACGCTTACGATCCGACTGGATCCGGCGAATCGCTCGACGGACGTCACGGCGGGGATCTTCTCGATCTCTCTCTCCCTGAGCCTTTCCTCGGCTCCGAAGACAGCGACCCGTGGCACGCCGCAGCCGGTTGTTTCCATCGCGAATCGAACGCTCTCGGGTCAGCGTGTCCAGACATTCGGCGGTCAACTCTTCGAGAAGGTCATCGTCATTCCCCGAGTAAAGAAGCTCGGGTTCGTCCTCACGGCTACGCAGTTCGCGGTTGAGGTATGGAACGCTTTCCGCGACGCCGACCAGACGCTGGTCTCCATCACCATCAACGGGACTGGCGGTCTCACTCTTCCGAATCCTTTCGGCGTCCCGCTCATCTTCGCCGCGCTCGATTCCTACATCTACCAGGCGACGGTGCCGAGCACGGGTCCGGCGCAAATCAATCAGGAGGTGGTGTTCGCGTTCGCTTCGATGATCGGAGGAACGGACCTACAGGTCACCGGGTCTCGCATCACCCTCTTTTCCATCGCGCCTGATTGGAACGAGGGGATGGAGGAAACATTCGAGTTTCTCACTGACGTCCTCAAGGCTTACAGCGATGCAGAGCAGCGTCGCGCTTTGCGGCAGATTCCCCGACGCGCCATGCGGTATCGCGCGCTCACCCTCAACGCTCGCGACGCCGCGGGAATGGAGTCGCTGGTTTGGGGATGGCAGAACCAGCCTTACGGCGTCCCGTGGTGGCCGGATTCGCAGCCTCTGGGAGCGAATGTCCCCGTGGGATCCTTCTCGATCCCCGTGGCCACGGCTGATTGCCAGTTCGCCGCCGGCGGGCTTCTTGCGATCTGGGTCAACGAGTTCACATTCGAGGCGCTCTCCATCGCCAGCGTCACGCCGAACGCGGTCAACGTGAATTCGCCGACACAGTTCGCGTGGACGGCCGGACCTGGCACGCGGGTGGTCCCGCTCTTTCTCTGCAGGCTACCGTCTTCCGTCGAGGTGTCACGGTACAGCAGCGAAATCGACCAGATGGACCTTTCGTTCATCCCAGAAGCTGGCCAGCCGGCGCCGGCGCCGACGACTTCGCCGACGCAATACAAGGGTTTCGACGTTCTGGAGGTGATGCCGAACTGGGCGGAGGCTCCGCTGAAGCGCAGCTACAAGCGCTCGCTCGTGACCATCGATCCGAAAATCGGGCCAATCGAGGTCATTGACAAAGGTGGCACGGCCATCGTCGGGCAGGAGTTCCCCTGGTGGATTGACGGGCATTCGAACATCACCGCGTTTCGTGCGTTCATGCTCCGGCGCATGGGGCAGTTCAGTCCGTTCTGGATTCCGACTTGGGATCAGGACCTCGTGCTCTTTGGGGACGTCCTCTCGACCGACGCTGCGATTCGGATCAAGTCGGAGTTTTATTCGCGCTTCTTTTTTCCAACGCCGTCGCGCCGTTATATCGCGCTCATCCCGCAGGACGGCTCGGGGAATGTCTACCGCAAAGTCACCGGGAAGACCTTCCCGCAGGCGACGACGATGATCTCTCTTCTCACGTTCGCGCGACTCGCGACCGACCGCGTTTCGATCAAGTGGGACAGCACGGAGCACGCCGAGTCGATGGTTGAACTTCAGGAAGTGCCAAGGGAGATTCCGTCGTGAGTTTCGACGCGATAGAAAAATCCGGCGCCAGCTCGCAGCCTTACGAGCTATATCTCTTCCAGACCGTCGGACTCTCGTTCGCGCTGACGAACTCGGAGAACCCGATCACCTATTTGGGCCAGCAGTACACTCCCGCGACGATCTCGCGGACCGAGGCGGAGCTCTCGAACGAGGTCGTGTCCGGGCAAATAAAAATCTACATCGCGGTCGACCATCCGCTCGCGATACTGCTTATTCCTTACCTCCCGAGCGCTCCCGTCGCCGTGACGGTGTTCGGCTCGCACTACTCGGACACGGAGACGGTTGTGCTCTTCACCGGGGAAATCGCCTCGGCGCGCTTCACCGACCAGTGCGAGATCATCTGCAACTCCGCGCAGTACCTGCTACAGCGGAAAATCCCGCAGCAGCTCTATCAGGCGCCGTGCTCCCACATTTTCGGCGATGCCGGATGCGGTGCGGACCTCACCGCGCACACATACCACGGCACGATTAGCGCGATTGATTCGACCGGGACTGTGCTCACGATCCCGGCATTCGCTTCTCTACCGGACTCGCTGCAAGCCGGTTATTTGAAGCACGGGAACGATTTCCGCATGATCGTCGCGCACTCCGGTTCGACAGTGACGCTCATCTCCGCGATCCCTGGACTCGTCGCATCCGCGGCGGTCGATGCAACGGCCGGATGCCTGCTCGATTTCGCTTCGTGCCAGCACTACGGCCGCACGAGCAGTTTTCTCGGGTTCGACCTGATTCCGACGGTCAACCCATTCGATGGGAGCGCTTCAATCACGTAGAAGCGCTCAGGAAGTGAGGTGCTGTCTTCTTCTGGCTATTGTTACTTCTTTTCGTCGCAACGACTGTAGTGGGGGCTCTGCTCTCTCCGCACCCCCGTGGGCCGCAACCATCAGCGCTCGGGGACTTCTCCGTCCCGACGGCACAGGAAGGCCGCGCGATCCCTGTTGTGTTCGGCACTGTCATGATCAAGGGAAGCAACACCGTTTGGTGGGGCGACCTGAAATCGAAGGCGATCAAAGTCGGCGGCGGGATCCTCTCGCTCGGCAGGACGCAGACGACCGGCTTTCGATACTTTCTCGGCGTTCAGTCGATGCTCTGTCACGGTCCGGTCGACGCCCTCGTGGATATTCAGGCCGATGGGAAGAGCATCCAGCCGCGAACGACGACGACGATCCTAAATGGGAGCGGGACCGAGGATTACATTCAGATAAACTGCAATGCTCCCAAACTCTTCGGAGGAACGGATCCGGGCGGAGGCGGAGGAATTACCGGGATCCTCGACTTCTACCGCGGTCTCCCCACGTCGCAGCCGAATGCGTATCTGGGCCTGAAGCAAGGCCGAATCGTCACCAATCAGAGTGGCCTCGGCTTTACATTCTTCGGCGTCGGCAATGGCGGGATCACGTCACTCTCGGCCGGCTCTTCCTCGCTCGAGGAAACTTTCACGATCACCTTCGTTGGCATAGACACCAACACCCTGCATTCGACTTTCGGAAAAGCGAAATGGAGCATTGTCGGCTCGGTGTCCGGCACACTCAGCAACAGCGTGGCGAACGCCGAGGGTTCACGCGATCTCTGGTCCGACCAGGCGTTCTCCAATCCCCGGATCAACGTCCTGATTCACACCGGCTCCACGCAATACGCTTCCGGCGACGTTTTCACGATCAAGACGCTGCACTCGCACGTTGCGCCGTCCTATCGGAATCTCTGCTACGGCGTGGCCGAGCAGCTCTATTGGGGCACATCCAATTATCTGAAGCCGATTGCGTGGGTCCTGCGCCGTTGTCCCGATCCCCTCGCGCAGGGCGCTGCAGTGGCGAATATCTCCGGCGACGCGAATCCGGTCCTCGCGGTCTACGAACTTCTCACGAACCTGAATTATGGTCTCGGAATTCCAACCGCGCGCCTTGATCCCGTCAGCTTCTCCGCCGCGGCGGTGACCTGCTCCACCGAAGGCCTCGGGATATCGATGCAGTTCGATACCCAGGGGAGCGCCGACCAGCTCATCGGCGAAATTCTCCGCCATTGCGACGGCGTGCTCTTCACCGACCCGGCCACGGGTCTCTGGACGATCACTCTGGCACGCGGCGGTTACGATCCAACGACGCTCCCAACCCTCACCGTAGATTCCGTCCTGCAGACGCCGGACTTCTCCCGAGGCTCTTGGCGCGAGACCACAAACCTCGTGAACATCCGCTACTCGTCGCGCGCCGCGAACTTCGACGACCGCTCGATCCGCGCGTATGACCCGGCGAACATAGCCGTCACGAACGAGGTCCGTCCGCAGACCATCGATTTCAAGGGGATCAGTTCTCAGACGACGGCGGGTCTCGTGGCCATGCGCGTTTTGAAGACGCTCACCTATCCGCTGTCGAAGATCAAGGTCGTGGCGAATCGCTCCGCATGGCAGTTCCGGCCGGGAGGTCTCTTTCGTTTCACATGGGTTCCGCTCGGCATCATCAATCAGGTGTTCCGCATTACGCGCATCGGCTACGGAGAGCTCACCGACGGAAAGATCAGCATTGACGCCGTGGAGGACATCTTCGGGATCAACAGTGTGGCGTTCGTGTCTCCACCGATCTCGGGATGGGTGAATCCGTTGGGCGCCGCCACGCCATGCTCCGTACAGCAGCTCGTGGAACTTCCTTTTTTTCTGCAGCAGCGCGAATCGCTCCCGCTCGGCATCTATGCGCTCGCGATGGCAGGCCGCGATCCGGCCGTCAACGAGAGGTCTTTCGAGATTTGGCTCAATCCTGGCAGCGGCTTGGCCGACTCCGGGATTACGTCGAGTTTCTGTCCCACCGGCGTGCTCAACGCCGCCTATCCAGCCGGTCTAACGGCGTTCGATTCCACCGGGTTCGTTCTCTCCGCCGCTGGCGGGGCCGACCTCGACTCCCTTGCGGCCGTCGGCCCCGCCGACTTCGCGAATGGCGTCAATCTATGCATGATCGACAACGAAATCATGGCGTGGACTACGCCGACGCTGAACGCAGACGGAACCTACGGCATCGCAGGCGTCGCGCGCGGTTTGCTTGACACGGTTCCTGCGGATCATGCGATGGGCGCGCCGGTGTTTTTCTTTTCGCTCGGTGCGAACGTGACCTCTCCGACCCCATATCCAGCCGATCTCATAGTGACGGCGCGATTCACTCCGAACTCCGCCATCGACCAATTGGCGGTCTCCGCCGCGTCAGACGTGACGCTCACCACGCGCTCGAGGCATGTGCGGCCGTATCCGCCGGGGAACGTCAGCGTGAACGGGCATCCCTACGGAGTCCGACCAGCGACGGTCACGGGTGATCTAACGGTCACATGGAAGTCGCGGAACCGGCTGACGCAGGCGCTGACGATCCAGCAGGACGCCGGGGATATCGCCGGGGAGACCGGCCAGTCGTTTCAGGTCCAGAAGAAAATTGCCGGGGTCGCCGTTGGCGCTCCGATCAACGTGGGCGCATCGGAGACGTTCACCTACACCGCCGCGCAGCGTGGCATCGACGATCCAGACTTCACGAAGCTCACGACACTCGAGATTTCATCCGTGGTGGGGCCGCTGGCCAGCTATTTTCCGCAGGTTGTCTCGACGCTCATGTTCGGCACCGCCACGACGCTCCCGTCGCCAGGGCGCTACGAATATTCGCGCATCAGTGTCGGAGGTCTCTTCCTGTGAGTTGCACTTTCATTCAGTCGAAGAGCAACGTATCGCGCTCCGGCGCGTCGGTCTCCGCGACGTTCGCTTCGAACATCGCTGCAGGGCACGGATTGCTCGCCGCAGTGACGTGGATCGACCCGAATAACAATGGCGCCGCGTATCCGGCAATCACCGTGTCGGACACGGCTCACGGCGCATGGACTCCGAAACGATCTTCCGGGATGCCACTTGGCGGCGACATCCTAACGCAGGTGTTTTTCATTCCCTATTCGAAGGTGGGGCCGAACGGCGCAGTGATCGCCACCGCCACGTCGCCGGGATTGATGTTCATTTCGATCCACGAGGTAGCGCCGGACGCCGGCCAGATTTTCCAGTTCGACTCTTCGGGGATCAATTCGGGCATCGGATGGGACTCGCAGTTCTCTTTCCCGCTCGGGACATTGATTCAGGCGATTCCCGGTTCCCAGTTTACTGGCGACGGCTACGCGCTGCTCGTATTCGCCACCCGCACGGGCAACATCGACCCAACCGTATCCGGGATGACCGCGC